TTTGCAGAGGCACATAAGGGCAATAGAACAAGCCATTATCATAAGGACTTGCACCCTTATAACCAACAACATAGAACTGATTAGCCGCAACGTTAGCCGAATAAGGATCGATATAAACCTTATACTTACCCTGAAGAACACCAGCAAAGGTATTACCGGTATCATCAACTTGAAGGTTGGCATTCAGAGCAGGAGTATAATCCAGAACACCGGCCATGGTCAGAGCGGACGCAACGTCGGCACTGCACAGGATGGTGTTACCCTTCCCTCTACGAGTTTGCTGAGCGATGGCGTTAGCATCACGCTCAATCTGGAAAATAAGACCCTTAAACTTCTCAACCGACCAACGACCATTGGAGTCAACATCGAGGTCAAAGGTACCAGGAGTTGCGGTATTAACCTGAGCACCAGGAACGGCAACCTTATAAATGGTACGAATGATTTCGCGGTTGATTTCTGCCAGAATTTCGGTGGACAGAATGTTCGCCAGTTCGGCCTCGGCGTTAAGACCATGAATGGCCTTGAGGTCTTGAGCCAGTTCGAGCGAGTATTCGGCCTTCAGAGCACGAGACTTCGCGGTAACGGTGAGCTTCTCGATCGAGAAGGCCATTTCGTTGAAGTAGGTGCTGGAACCACCATCACCGAGGGCCTCGGATTCACCGGTGGACATGCCTTCGCCGGTATTATACGCCAGCTGATTAGCGGTAGTGGCATCCAGAATAGAAGGATTGCTACCGGACTGAGCAGAAGTGGTACCCAGACCAACGGTGGCATCAACGAAACCTTGAGTGAGGCTACGGCCCTTGTTCTGACCCGAGAAGGTAGAATCGGCTTCATTGTAGAATGCCTCGGTGCCGCTCATGCTGTTATAGCGTGAACGCATCGCAAAGATCAGACCGGTGGGGCCGTTCATAGGCTGCACACCGCACAGATCATAAGCGATCAGATTAGGCATCGAACGACGGATCAGAGAGATCAGTACGGGGTCGAAACCTGCAACAGGAGAAGAAGAGCCTCCGGTATAACCGCCCTGAAGACCAGCACCGGCGAACGATTGAGTGGGAGACTCATAAAGGAAGGAACGCTCTTCACGGAGTTCGCGTTCTTGGTTTTCGAGCAGGATTGCGGTTACGGCACGACGGTGAGAGTCGCGGATTTGGTCCATACCCTGATAATCAAGGATTGGGGACCATTTTTCCTGCAGATACTCTGCATTGAACATTTGCATTGGAATTAACCTCTATTGGAAAAGTTTTAGTTTGACTTATGATTTAAAAATCACTTTTTGGCGACTCTACTAAGAGTCTGAAGATATGCCTCCATCATGGGCGATACTTGTTGAGTATCATCCTGATAGACATAATCCTCGGACAAGAATTCCGAGTCGATTCTTTGAGTTCCGGTATTGGTGGGGAAATAAGATTCCCGAAGAGTTACCAGTTTCTCACGATAGTTAGCTTCACCATCAAACTCAACATTTTCGGCAAGAGATGCCAGCTTGTCCTTTTGGGTCATTGCAAGGCCCTCCGTGACATCGGCGAAGATTACATCAGCAACCGACTCTGCCAGTCTTTTGTTCAGAGCAACATTTCTATCAATTTGCTCGTTGAGTTTTGTTTCCATTTCATCAAGTTTATCTACCATACTCTCGACCACATCATATCTATCTTCAGGGATTGAAACATAATGATTTTCAAAAAGTTCCTTCATTCCATAAAGGAATGATTCGGTCATTTCGGTCTTGAGTCCGTGCTCGATGGCGAGTGCATTTTCTTGCACCCATTCATCGGCGACATACTCAAGATACGAATCCAGACGTTCGGTGAGTTCTTGCTTAATGAACTCGACCTCTTCAATGAGGGCATTTTCATAAGTTTCTTGGAGATTCTCCTTGATCTCATAAACCTTCGAACGAATGGCGGCCTCGAAGATGGTGCGGGCCTTTTCTTGGAATTCCTCGGAAAGATCCTCACCTTCAAGGAGGGCGTTCACATCTTCATCGATGTTGAACTCCTCCTCTATTTCTTCTTCGTCATCTTCGTCTTCTTCGTCTTCTTCGGCGGCCTCGTTCACGGTTTCATCATCATCATCTTCAACAAGATCTTCGTCCTCATCTTCGACTTCTTCACGAACGCCCTGACCCGGAAGGCCAACAGGAGTTGCCGAAACATGAGGGGCTTCTGCGGCAGAGGCACGGGCATTGACAACATCTCTTACCTGTGCCAGAGTTGCACCGGGGGCTCTAAGAACAGCCGAACCATCATCGGGGCGATAATTTTGTGGCGTGGGACCACCGAGATCTTCCCAGGCACCGGTCTGACCGGGAATCATGACCCCCGAGGCATTTGATGCAATACCCATCATTGGATCTGCAGGTGCGGCCCCTTTGGTTACTACGTTTTCCATTTCTTGTAAATTTCTACCAACGGACATTTGTTTTAGATCTTTGTATTAATCTGTATTTATTTATAATTTAAAGATTTGAATGTGATCAGAGTGAGTTCAAGAAGTCATTAAATAATTCGAGTTTCCTCTCTTGATACTCTCTTGACTCTACAAGACGATTAATCTTTTTCTTGGTTTCATCAATTAACCATTCATTTTTTGATGCATCATAAATCCAGTCAACACCTTCATAGATTCCTTGAACAAATGCATCAGGTGCAGAAGGATCTGCTACAATATCTGCAGCAGTTGCAAGCATAAAATCATTACCGACGATCTTATGACCTTCATTGGTCATCTGGAGTGAGCCAACTCCACGAGAAGAAACGCCAAGACAAACGCCCTCTTTAATGAGTGACATTGCAATCTTACCCATGGGAGTTTCAAGAAGTTGTGCCTTGCCTCTGAAATTGGTGCCACGTTGCTCAAGAGAAATGATCTTATGAGAAACGCGGTCAAGATTCACGGTAGGACCACAATTACCTGTCCAGTAGGTATAACCATTTTGTTCCACCATGAAGTTGGTATTTTCAACCTGAATGCAATAAACCTTGTCGTCCCATTCTTCTACTTCCATTTGCATAAATCTGTTATCCAGATATGCACCTCTGGTCGAAAGGAAGCGACAGAAATATAAGGGAGATTTGTTTTCTGCCTTTATGATTCTACCGGCAAAGATATAATCTTTTTCACAAATTTCTACAAAACGAGAAACCCCAATACCCGCAATCACGGCGATCTGAGCAATATCATCCATGAGCTGCTCAGATGTGCTGAATGCATCGCAGCTGACATACTTGTCGTCGATGTTACCTCTTCCATCACCGAGAACAAAATAATCAATAAAGGTTCTGGCGGATTCTGAATCTAACTGCTCAATAAAATCCTTGGGAACATACTTATTGTAGCAAATCCCAAGATGATGTAGATATTCACCAAGACGACGATCAAAACATGACCAAATAACTTTATGGTCATTTCCAATCTCGTTCCATTCCAATCCTTCCATGGAATAAAGTATTTCACGAATTTGATCCGCCTTGGGACCTTCGTTTTGATAGATTGAAATACCATAAGAACCATTAGGGGCCTTTCTGGTATTACCCTCAGAGAGATAAAGACCCATAAAGGCCGCAAAGGTATTAAATTCAATCTTCAGATCATCAAGATATTTCTTGGTTGATTCATTTACAACCTTAAGAGTGCTTGATTTTGGAATTACATAATACTCAAGAGTTTCTCTATTCAATCCAAGAGAATAACGAGGAATATACCACTTGGATAATTTGTTTTCTCCAGTCAGATCTCGATAGATTTCTTCGGCAGTAATGAACTTATATTCATTATGATTTCTGGAATTTATAATAAGAAATCTGTGATCGGGAGTTACCTTGGTATTAATACCCCGATTTTTGAGATTGTACATCACACCCTTATGGTCATTGACGACAACTTTTTTGATGGGGTGAATCTCAACCTCTTTTGTGTCGGGATTCATGGTATAAACAGATTCACCTTCGGCACAGTCCTGAATGTGCTTCCAACCGCCTAAAACACTCAGAAGTTTTGCATCACCACTCAGACAAGGATGCCCCAGTTCACCCAGAGCACGACCTTTATTCACAAAGTTTTCGTTGTATCTCATTACCTCTTTCGCAAGAGTTGTCATGGGATACATTCTCCCATTACGATTGCAAATATCACCCTGAAGGAAGATTCCTTCAATATACATTTTCTTATTGTCCCCTTTCCCTTCGGTAATAAATTCTACCTTTTGGGCCTCTTCGGTGATGAGTTTCATTTCCTTTTATTCTGATACTAGAGTGACTACTTCGGCGATATTAAAGAACGTATCGGGCTCATAAGTCAGACAAGAAACCTTAACACTTCTACAGGCTGCGGCTCCCACAATATTTGGTGATACGACAGAAGAACTATTGAAATTAATGGTGATAGATGAATCATCGAGAGCAACAATCGACTTATGAGTCGTATTGATTCCGGCCGTTGGTGCATTCTCAATTGTTACATAATCATCAAGAGTAAAGGGATTTCCCTCATTGTTACCAAAGATGATTTTAGTTGTGGTTCCCGTGACAATACCGGCAATCGCCTGTTTTTTCATGGTCTCCTTGATAATATCAACACTATAAGAAGTGATATGATAATTATCTTGAGTTGCAACAGGGTCCGTGCCAATGGCAACATAACCACCAGAACTGCCGGTCGTTGAACCGACAGTCACTCTGAGGTATCCGGATTTCATGGCGATAGGTACACTTGTTGCCGCCACTCCTGGTGATGGTGCAAGTCTTGGGATAGTTCTATCTTGAATAATCTTTGTTGCCATTATTCGGCATCTCCGTATTGGTCATTATCAAACATCAGTGATGCAACTTCCGGACGGGCCATATCGACTCGTTCGGCTGCCTTTGCATACAATAATCCTTTAATTTTTTCGGATACATCCGAAGGGGATCCATCGGTTGCAATCAAATCGATAAGTTCTTCCATAAAAAGTGTTTATACTATTGCTTTTATTTATATCTTGCCACCTTTTGGTTGTGGAATTTCAAGAGATGATGTGTCAATGGATGGTTCCATGGGGACTTCACCGCTTGCACCTAGTTGATTCTCTGGTCCAACTGGTAGTTGTGCTCCCTGATCTTGAGGAATCGGATTTCCGGCCTCATCAACCGGTGCATTGGGATTTGGTAAAATACCTTTGGCAATTTCATCTTCAATTTGCATATCAATTTCAATGATTTCTGCATCAGTCTGCCTAAGAATCTTCTTGCGGACATATTCTGTAGAATAATACTTGCCGATATAAGGCTCAACGGTCGTCGCCAAAGTCAATCTGTTAGTTAGAAGCTCCGCTTCCTTAAGTTCGGCAAAATGATTATCATAGAGGAAGTCATATTGAATGTGATCATTCATCTTCTCCCAGTCTTCGGGAGTAATATAATTTTTAAGAAGGAGTTGAGTTCTCAGAATATCATTGAATACATTCGCAAATCTCTTTCTGAGTCTTCCAACAAACTTTGAGAACATTAACTCATCACGAAGAATTTCTGATGATCTTCCGAGATTAAAACCATCGCCACCACCGGCAATTCTGGTTTCTGGAATTCTTAGAGATCTGTAGAGTTTCTTCTGGAAATATTCAATGTCTGCGAGTTCTCCGAGATTCTGACCGCCAGGCAGAGTTGTAATTTCTGTTCCTCTGCCGCCCTCTCGGCGTGGTAGCCAGAAGTCTTCTAGCATACTCATGAACTTCCTATCATCTCTCACGGATCCATCCGTGGCATCATAAACGAGCTTATTACGATAACGACTCATGACCTCCTTGAGGTACTGCTCGGCTTTTACCTTTGGGAGATTACCAACATCGATATAAAAAATGCGACGCTCGGGAGCCCTACTCAAGCGATAGATAACCAAGCTGTCTTCAATCATTCTCAATTGATTGAGCGACTTAATAGCACAATGTAACCAAGAAAGAATTGTTCCCTTATTACGATCAACGAGACCAGAAGTACAAAAAGTGATGGAGTCCTTGGCGATTTTTACACCTTTTTTTGATCCACCAGAGATCGTTCCACTCGGGAAATTAGGAGTCGGCGTATAAATGTAGTACTCATCGATTTCAGGGAATGCCTGAAATTCTTCATTGGATCCAATTAATTTAATATTTCGTCCACCCTCATTTTTCGTCTTTCTTTCTTGACGAACGTGCTTAATCTTCATGGGATCAATATATCTGATCTCCTGAATTCCGTCTTCGGGTCTTTTTTGGTCAATAACCTTCAGATAAAAAAGTCGCCCATCAACATACCAATTTCTGAATATTTCGTGACATTTCTTGTCAAAGTCCATCATTTCCTTGATGGCCTTGAATTCATCTCTAATTACGGTCTTTAGTCTATCACTTGCATTGAGATTAGAGAGTTCAATTTCTACCGGAGAATCATATAAGTCACTGATGATAGCCTCATTGACGACACTTTCGATGGCATTATCACACTCGGGGTGTAGTGCCATCTCACGATAACGACGAATCAGATCATATTCTGTTCTGTAAACACCCTCAATATCAACGTACTGACCATAAAAACCCGACTGTACAAAATAATCAACCCCGTCCTCATTACTAGGAGGAACGGGGGATACTACAGATTTGGGTTTTTGGAGATTATCCTCAATTGAAAAACCAAAAAGTCTTGCCATCTTATAGAACTATTAACCTTATAGTTAGACTATTTAGTTGATGTCCTGACCCCCTGCAGAAGCAGAATTGCCCTTGACAGCTTCCCACCAGAGAATTTGGAATTCACAAGTAAACTCTTCGATAGAAGAAGTATCATAACTGAGAGGAATTGCGGCGATATTAGAAGGCCAGATATCATAGAAGTGGTAAGCCCTCAGAGTAGAACCATCACGATCTAACTGATAAACATAGGCATCGGCAGTCTGAGCGGTGGGATTCGTTACACCGGTGTTATCAGAGACTCTATTGATCTTGTTGGACCAGTTTTCGAGTGCCGAACGAATGGCGAAGTCAGTATCATTGATGACGGTTACAGTCCAGGATTCGAAAGAACGATCACCGGGAACATTAATGGTTCTACCTCTAAATGCCACAGGAAGTGGTGATACACTAGATGCCGGAAGATTGGCACTCTTAACCAAGAATCTGGCCTTATCGAGTACATTTGCATCTGCTGGTGCAATATCCGGAAATGAAAGAACCACCTCGAAGAGATTGCTTCTGGTACCACCGCCAGTCAGTTTGCTCTTGAAGTCGGTAATCTTTCTAAGAGGGGGTGGATTTAATTGATTTCTTGTTGCCATTGTAGTTTTAACCTCTTTAAATTAATTAGAAATTGCCAATTACTTCTTCAAAAGAAACTCCGGTCTTGGTGGCAATGAAATTAAGACCGATAAAGTTGACTGTTCTGGCCGGCTTAATATAAACCGAGGCAATGAACTCATTATTATCAATAACGGCAGCCGTATTATTGGTCTCATCACAAACGACAATATAATCATAGATACCACGTTTTGCCTGAACATCACGAAGGAATGGCTCGATCGTATTCACAAAGTTAGTTCTGGTGACCTCATCATTAAATTGGAACATCACATCTTGTGCGGCCCTAGAAATCGTCTTTTCAAGATAGACGAACAACCTGCGAACGTTAATACGATCGAAAGCGGATGCCTTGGCATAGGCTGTCTTATCACCATAGAGGGTGATACCGGCACCAGGGGATACGATGACCGGATTGATTCTGTTAGAATAGAGTCGATCTCTTTGTATCTTGGTTGGATTATAGGCAAGTTTTACTGCATTGAGAATAGAGCCTCTATATGCCGGAGAATACCAGGGGAAGTTATTGATATCGGTTCTGGCACACAGACCTGCAATATCACCATTCAGAGGAACATACCGGAATGTATTTGCAAAGCGATCATACATGTACTTATAACCACTATCAAATACACCATAGGTGGTCGATGCAATCGGTGCAAAGAATGAAATGAGATTATCGGTGATATCCGAGGCGGCTTTTACCGTAACATCGGTCTGAACCGAAGTATCCGTCAACATGGAGCCCCTATAAGGACTAATGAATGCCAGTGTATCCTGTCTCAGTTCGGCAATAGAAATGAGTTTATTTGCCAGTGCTTGTGCAGAC